CGTAAGGTCACCAACCGTCTGCGGGAAATCGTTCTCGCAGTACGCCTTGATGTTTGCGGAGAGTTCAGCGTAGTTCATACCGTGTTACCCCAGTTTTTTGCTGGATTTATTGCCTTTGATCGCCGCACCCGTACCGCGAGTCTTGACGGTCTGAGTATTGGGGCAATTGTTCGGATAACCGGCGGTATTCGGGACCGGGACAGGCTTAGGCTGTTTGTATTCCATGATTTACTCCTGATCGTTTACAACAAGCACGGAACCCACCTGCCCCCGTGCCACAAGATTATTCTGAAGGCCATAAAGATTGAGCGGGTCGTTCAGTCCTACAGGGTTCCACCCCCACTGAATCACTCTACTACCGCCGGTCGGCTCCCCATCAGCCCCCAACCCGGACACATTATAACTTGTATCGGGCCTCGGGTTACGCAACGCTTGCGGGTCCGAAACAGGATACATGCCAAGCTGAAGCTGGGGCTGGTCTGGCTCCCAACACGTTCTGCATACAAGCATGTTGATGTTCTTGGTTTTAATTACCAAGCGCCGCAACTCTTTTAGCTTGTACTGAAACCCGCACCTGTCGCATACCGCGATAGCTGTTTTACCGGACGCAAACTTAGTCGGCATACCTGCCTCAGAAGAACATTATCCGAGGGGCAATGCGGATAGCGGCTTTTTCACGGTCCTCGCTGCTAGCTAAATCCCACTGCTGTTCGTAATCAGCCTTGAGCATCTCGATACGGTTCAGCCCGTCTGGTAGCTTCATCGCCAAATAATAGGCCAGTCCAGCGATCAGCGCCGGGAGAAAACGGAACGGAATGTCTTGCGTATTGACACCGTTCCCCGCATCCTGAATACGACGAAGACGCCAGTAAACAAACGTATAGAAGCTGTCTTGGTCCGGCACTGGCCACACGTTTATTTGCGGGTTTTGAACGCCGGTTACCGGGTCCGTCGCGCCAGACCGTCGGTCTACCCAAACCTGTATCGGTCGCCCTTGCGCGTTTTTGTTGGGGATCGTTGCGTAGGTTGAGACACTGATGCGGTTGATATTGATGTCAGTCTGGCCAACACCCGACTGAGTACGAACGACCGAATCAAGCAAATCAATCGTATCGACCGGGAGGTCGTATGTGATCTGCCCTTGCACCAGCTGGATTTCACCTTGCTCAACCGTCCAGAGGTTGATCCCCCGGTTCGCCCATTCAATCGTGAGCAGGTTGAGGCTGCGCCGAGCCGTGCGAAGGTCATAGCCAGTGCGAAGCTCTGCACCACAACGCTCAAATGCCTCTTCGACGATGTTGTTGAGGTCTAGATTAAAGCCACTGGTTCCGGTCGTCGTCACTTGACGTATCCACCTTTCCGGTAATACAGGTCGCCCAGGCCGGTTGCCCGCATGTAGTCACGATACGCTGCTTGTTCGGCCTCTGGTGTCACGTCGGGGCCAAGGCCAGCATACGCGGCGGACTGGCGGAACGAATCAAGCTGGCTCGTGGGAGTTGGCACAGGCGAAGGGATTGCCGGTAGCTCAGGATTCACGTTGTTGGGTGCCTGCGGCGTGGCGGGCGGCGGATACGGCGAATTGAATCGCGACTGACCACCCCCTTTACCTCCCATATACGGCGCGGAGTACGGGTTAAAGCCACCATAGTTACCGAAGACAGGATGCACGCCTAAATTACCAGACGACTGGAGCAAGTTGACCGCTGGCATCTGATACGGAGCAGCGTCTACCCGGTTAACCGGTGTGGCGTAGGGGTTCGCTTGCGTGGTGATACTCGGGTCTGTTGGTTGCGAAGGTTGCGAAGGCTGAGCACCTTCTCCGGACAGCCCCGAATATCTGTCCGATCTCGCTATACTACCAATACCGCCGAAAGAACTTCCTTTACCCATCTTTCTTTCTCCTACATTTACCGCCCTTGGCATAGAGCTTTACTGGCTCCTTGCCGTCGCGTTTGGTAATAGTTTTGGGTATTTTCTTGGGGTTAATTACCCCCATACCCCGGCTGGGCCTCATTTGCATTTACCGCCTTTTGCCATTTTGACCATTTTGGTGCTGGTTTTGCCCTTCTTGGCCACTCCGTCAGCGCGAGAGGCTGCACCACCTTTGGCCATACCTTTGGCGTGAGCTTTACTGGCCGGAGCCGCAGCGTGGGCCTTGAGGGACGACGAGACACCACCCTTCTTCATACCAACCGGACGGCCCGTAGTGGGCATAGTACGGCCACTCATCGCAGCCGCACGATCAAGACCAGTAACCGCCGGACGACCCGTAGTGGGCATAGTACGACCGCTCATCGCAGCGGCGCGATCAAGGCCAGTCAGACCACCATTCTGATATTTTTTGACAGCCATTTCAAATCCTTTCATTTTCCGAGGTTTTGCAGTTTTCTTGGGCATCGGTTTACCGCCTGCATCAGCGGATTTACCACCAAGACCAGATACACCAAACTTTTTCATTACTTTACACCATCTTGCCTTTGGTGTGGCCTTTTTTACAAATGCCATCGCCGCGAGTTTTACCACCTGCCCGAGCCGAACCACCCTTCTTCATACCGGGCGCGGCGGCTTCTTCGGCTGGATTTACCGGCGTGACGCCATCTTTTTGTCCTTGCGACTTTTTCGTGCCAGGCTCGGGATGAGGCCAGGTCCAATTTCCCCAAACATTCCGTGCCCGGAGGCCATACCGTATAACGGGGACAACGACCCAAGTAAATCTTTGCCTTTCATTTTTTACTCCTTACGGTGTTCACCAAGTTTGTCAATCTTTGCTTCAAGGCGTCTAAAGCCATCGTCAAAGTGTTCACGAATTTTGTCCAAATCCGCCCTAACTTCTGCGCGAGTGATGTGATCACGGGCAACCTCCTCACGGGTTTTGTTGAGCAGTATGCCCAACCGGTTGAGTTCGTCAAATCGACCTTTAATCAATGCGGCCATGATAGCCACAACGACCGATAGACCGGCATTCCAGAGCATCATTTCCATAGGTCAACAATTCCATGCTTTTAGAGATTTATTGATGCGACTATTCGGGTCATTGGCTGTTTTAGCGGATGTCAGCTTTTTCTTCATGCCTTTCATCCTGGCACAAAACGAGTCCCTGCGTGGACCGCCTTCAGGCTGCGGAGCCTTAAGTCCAGGCTTCCCCGGATTGGCTTTGTTGTAAGAGGCCCGCCCCTTGGCGTTAAGTCCGCCCTTGGGGTTCTTGCCTTCTTTACGAGTCCACGCCGGAGTCTTAGCCATCACACCATCTTACCGCGAGTTTTGCCGCGCTTGGCACAACCGTCGGCACGGTTGGAAACCGAACCGCCAGCCGCCAGTTTGGTAAGGCCGCCCCGTTTTTTGCCAGTCGATTTTTTGTATTCACGAATATCAGGCGGAATCGCGTTTAACTCTTTCTTGGCGCGCTCCACGTCTTTATTAGCCATGCTTTTCCATGTAGGAAAGAGCTTATTCGTCCAGTCCTTCTGGTTGTCCAAACTTTGCTGTAGCGCTTTCTCAGCCTTGTCTAACCGCTTCAACTCTTCGTCAGTCGGTATTCTGGTGTTTTTATTGTCCATCGTTAAATCCTTTTCGTCACGCAAGTTCGAAATGCGGGCCATCCATAAACGGGCGGCGTTTTTTGGCTCTGCACTCATCAATGTAGTGCATCATTGCCGCTTCCATAGTCCCGTGCCACTTGGTAATGTCCGGCACGTTCCATGCCGCGCCCCACTTCAGCGGGACGGCTAATTCGCGGGCTGCTTTCGCCATAGCGTCGGCGATGTCATCGTACAGGTTCAATTCCCACGCAACCTTGCCGTTAACGTAGGCCACCAAGTCCACGGCGTCACCGGACAGGTGTTTGCTATTCATGGTCTGACTCTTGCCTTGGGCGACATACTTCTTTTGGGTGTCAAGAGTTCTAAGACCCTCGGTAACGCCAAAATCAACGCTGGTAAGTTCTATAGCCCGTTTCACCACCGCGATCAGTTTCGGCTTGACGCCGACCATCTGGTTCAGGCTGCGCTGCGATAGCTTGAACTGCGGGGGTTTTTTCGCTGCCGTAGTCATTACCGAACCCGCCCTCGGGTTTTACCGCGCTGGGCGCAGCCATCAGCACGTTTGGAAGCGGATGCAACACCACCGGCAGCCAT